TAGATCCGCCATATCGAGGCTGCTTTACACAATATGGTGTTGATTTCGATGATAAGATTCAGCAATCAGTAATCGACTATTTAAATCAGGCTACTTCCAAGGGGGCATATGCAATGATGTCAAACCGCGACATTCATGATGACTTTTTTGAAAGCAGAATGGGGAACAATAATCTATTATATTTTGATGTGACATATACCGCTGGTCGCAGAAAGAAAAATGAAGATGGCACTCATAGTGCTAAAAAAGCAAGAGAAATTTTAATGATAGGAGTTAAATAAATATGGCAAAGAAAGCAAAAACAAAGACTAATACCGGTAGAGTTTCAATGCAAGATCTTATGAGTCTTGTAAATAAAAAAGCTGGAAGGACAGTCGCACACGATTTGACTTCTGAAAACCCCACTGAAGTAAAAAAATGGATTCCGACCGGATCTCATTGGCTTGATTCAATTATTTGTCGCGGTAAGCCGGCAGGAATACCGGTAGGAAAGATTTCTGAAATTGCCGGTTTAGAGGCTACTGGAAAATCTTACATGGCATGTCAAATCGCAGCGAATGCTCAGAAACTGGGCATGATTGTAGTTTATTTTGATTCCGAATCTGCTATTGATCCGTCTTTCTTGGAAAGAGCAGGTTGTGACTTATCTCGATTAATGTATATTCAAGCTGCTTCTGTAGAGTTTGTATTAGAGACTGTAGAAGAACTGCTTGGTGCAAGTAGCGACCAACTATTATTTATTTGGGACAGTCTAGCACTTACGCCGGCCATATCTGACATTGAAGGCGATTTTAATCCAAACTCATCAATGGCTGTAAAAGCAAGAATTCTTGCAAAAGGAATGTCAAAGCTTGTTATCCCAATTGCTGATCAACAAGCAACTTTTCTGGTATTAAACCAGCTTAAAGCTAATATTACAAGCGGACCTATGGCTAGAATCACGGCTATGACGACACCATACGTCACACCGGGCGGTAAAGCAATGCAATATTCTTATTCGCTGAGAATCTGGCTCACCGGACGAAAAGCCAAATCAGCTTTTATCGAAGATGATAAAGGTTTTCGTATTGGCTCAGAAGTCAAATGTAAACTTGAAAAATCAAGATTTGGTACTGCCGGAAGATATTGTAATTTTAGAATTCTTTGGGGCACGGAACAAATTGGAATTAGAGATGAAGAGAGTTGGTTTGACGCTATTAAAAAGTCAAAACATATGAAAATCGCCGGATCATGGTACACTTTACAAATGCCAAATGGTTATACAAAGAAGTTTCAGCCTTCTCGCTGGAATAAAATGATTGAAGGCGATGAAGAGTTTAGAAAAAATATTCTTGACCTCATTGATATTGAGGTGGTCCAGAAGTTTGATAAGCGAGAAGGTGAGGCAAATAGCTTTTACGAAAACGAAGAATAAGATCTAAAGATCTTGACATATCCCTCCTGTGCTGATATACTTGATATATCAATCAGGAGGTTTTTGTGTTGAAAGAAAGAAACAGAGTTTATGGCTATGCATGCATCAACATGGGCTTCTCTAGCCGTCCGAAGTCAAAGCGGATTACTACGAACCGAACTATGATTCGTAGAACTTTTGACGAAAAAGGTATTATGTATGCCTCAGAACTAGCGCTTCAGAATGTAAAAGATCTTAACACGATCTTGGATTGGAACTTAGAAAATGACATTTTCTTTTACCGTCTTTCATCTAACATTCTTCCATGGGCTAGTGAATACAAACTTACAGATATGCCGCTTTATGGTCAGATTAAATATTTTGCGCGCAAGGCTGGAGAATTTGCAGAAAAGTATCATATTCGCCTAACCAGCCATCCGGGTCCATTCAATAAGCTGGCTTCTCCAAAGGAGCGTGTTTTTGAATTGACAAAAAAAGACCTGACAGTTCACGGCGAACTTTTTGATATGATCGGTCTTCCCCGTAGTCCTTATGCAAAGCTGAATATTCATGTCGGTGCTGCATACAACAATAAGCCTTTCGCTCTTGACAATTTTTGTCGAAACTTTGAGCGTCTGCCAGATTCAGTAAAAACGAGGTTAACAGTAGAAAATGACGACAAAGCATCGCTATACAGCACCAAAGAACTATACGATAATATTTACCGCAGGATTGGTATTCCTATTGTTTTTGATTATCACCATCATCGGCTTCATCCTGGTGGTTTGACCGAGAAAGAAGCCTTAGAACTTGCTATTTCAACATGGCCAAAAGGTATTACACCGGTAGTTCATTATGCTGAGTCGCGTTGCGAAGAGTACAATAATTACAAAATCAAACCACAAGCACATTCTGACCGAATTGTACACCCATTCAATGATTATGGGCACAAGCTTCACGTTATGATTGAGGCAAAGCACAAAGAAATTGCACTAATCGAATATAGAAAACTACATGACAAGGACTGAAACATGAAAGCAAAAAGAGTAATGATTATCGATGCGCTAAATGCATATTTGCGCGCTTATATTGTAAACCCTTCACTATCTTTGGGTGGTGTCCCAATTGGCGGAATTAAAGGTTTTTTCAAGATTTTGCAGAAGCTTGTAAGAGAAATAAATCCGGATGAAATACTAATTATCTGGGATGGCCCCAATGGGTCTTCGAAAAGAAAGGCAATTAACAAAAATTATAAGGCAGGAAGAAAGCCGCTTCGCCTCAATAGAGCTTATGCAAACTTGACACCGGAAGAGTGCTCAGAAAATAAAAAGTGGCAACAAATGAGAACTATGGAGTATTTTAATCAAATGCCTATAATTCAAACTTATGTCCCAAATATTGAAGCTGATGATGTCATTGCATATATTACACGCATGTCTTACTATAAAGATTGGCAAAAAATAATTGTTTCTAATGATAAAGATTTTATGCAATTGTGTGACAACGAGACAGTTCTGATGCGCCCAGTGAAGAAAGAAATCATGTCCAGAAAAACAATTGTTGAAGAAATTGGCATTCATCCTACTAATATGGCTCTTGCAAGAGCTATAGTCGGAGACTCTAGCGATAATCTACCGGGTATTCGAGGAGCCGGCTTGGCAACTGTCGCAAAAAGATTTAAGTTTTTGTCTGAGTCAAAAACCTATACGATTCAGGATGTTATAGAACATTGTAAAAATAGCGAAGAAAATATTAAAGTATTTGATAAGATCATAGAGGGAAAGGGCTTGATCGAACATAATTACGACATGATGCAACTGTACGTCCCTAAAATGTCATATCAGTCCAAAATGCAGGTAAAGGAAATGATTGAAAATTTTAAGGGAGGCTTCAACAAAACTCAAATTCTAAAGATGATGATAGAAGATGGATTTGGGGAGCTAAAGTGGGAAGACCTAAAAGCTGGACTAAACCGTGTTGAGAGATCTCTTTCAGAGAAATAACTTGATCTTTTCTGGAAACAGTGCTATCATTATAGACATAAGGAGAATGAATGAACAAGGTGGAGAATATTGGTTTTGGCAAATATGGAAAAGCTTTTCAAGAAGGATTAACGCAGTTAATCTATGATGATCGGCCCTTTGCTGATCAAATCACAGAGGTATTAGATATTAATTTCTTGGAGTTAGAATACCTAAGAGTATTTGTAAATAAAATTGTCGAATATCGTTTGAAATATAATGTCCACCCCTCAACGGAGGCTGTGACTACTATGTTGAACACAGATTTAGAAAGAGAGAATGAGGTAATTCGACGCCAAGTAAGAGAATATTTTAGAAAGATTCAATATAATGAACTTTCAGATATTGAATATATTAAAGAGCAGAGTTTAGATTTCTGTAAAAAGCAAAATCTAAAAAAAGCTATGATGAAATCGGTAGCACTTCTTCAGACATGTTCTTTTGACGAGATTAGTAAAACAATTAATGATGCTCTGAAATTAGGTTCAGATAATAATTTTGGATATGATTATTTGACTGATTTTGAGGAAAGATTTAAGCCAAAACATAGAATGCCAGTTACAACCGGCTGGGATGAAATGGATAAAATAACTGGAGGAGGATTAGGTAAAAGTGAGTTGGGAGTCGTTATCGCTCCAACTGGTGCAGGTAAATCGATGGTTTTGGTGCATTTAGGAGTGGAAGCATTGCGCGCAGGCAAAAATGTTATTCATTACACTTTAGAGCTACAAGATACAGTTGTGGCTAATCGTTATGATTCCTGTCTTACTGGTCTTCCCCTTACCGACATTAAAGATTTTAAAGAAGAAGTTTTTGAACAAGTGAAAAATATTCAAGGCAAATTGATTGTTAAAGAATATCCTACAAAGTCAGCTTCTACTAATACTATTAAATCTCATCTCGCAAGATTGAAAAAGAGAGGGATCATTCCAGGTATGATCATAATTGATTACGGAGATCTTTTACGACCGGTTGTGATAAGAAAAGAGAAGCGTAACGAATTAGAATCTATTTATGAAGAGATGAGGGGTATCTCAACTGAGTTTGGTTGTCCGGTTTGGACAGCATCTCAGACTAACCGGTCAGGATTAAATGCAGAAGTAATTACCATGGAATCGATCAGTGAAGCTTTTAGCAAATGTTTTGTAGCTGACCTTATCTTTTCTGTGTCGCGAACAATCGAGGACAAACAGGCAAACACCGGACGTATTTTTGTTGCTAAAAATCGTAATGGTCCAGACGGAATGGTATACCCAATTTTTATGGACACAAGTAATGTATCTATAAAATTCGCGCCTAGTGTAATTAACGGAGTGTCTATTACCTCTGGTGTCAATAATATTCCGCTTAATCCGGTCACATTGACACCACAAATGCAAAGAGATTTATTGCAGAAAAAATATTCGAAACTAAGAAAATCAGGGAGTAAAAGTTAATGAAGCCAAATATTAGAAAATTTAGATTATCAGAGCAGTTTATCCTGCCTTATATTGATAAAAATGTTCCATGGGGTCCAGTAGGATATGTGACATTTAAACGCACCTATGCGCGTAGATTGAACGAATTCTCTCCAGATGTGGAAGGGACAGAGGAATGGTATCAGACATGTAGGCGTGTCATTGAAGGCATGTTTGATATGCAAAAACAGCATGTGTATTATTTAGGTCTAGAATGGAACGATTCTAAAGCACAAGCAACCGCTAAAGACGCTTATGATCGTCTTTTTAATTTGAAGTGGACACCTCCCGGTAGAGGTCTATGGATGATGGGCACAAAATTTGTTGAAGAAAGGACTGCTGCCGGTCTTTTTAATTGTGCATTTCGCTCAACAAAAGAAATTTCCACAAAAGGTGGATATCTTTTTTCTTGGATGATGGATGCTTTAATGTTAGGTATCGGGGTTGGATTTGATACTCTTGGTGCCGGTAGTGTTACCGTTACTGAACCAAAATACACTAATGACGTTCTCATCATCGATGACAGTAGAGAAGGATGGGTAAATTCTATTCATGTTCTTTTGAATGGTTTTCTCCTAGGAGGTAAAATCCCCCAGTTTGATTATTCAGCGATCCGACCGGAAGGAGCTTTAATTAAAGGTTTTGGAGGAACTAGCAGCGGTGCTGGACCTTTAAAAGAATTACATGATTCTCTTAGTAAATTATACACTCCGATTATTGGCGAGTTAATCGACTCTGTGACAATTGTGGACACAGAAAACTTAATCGGGCGATGTGTTGTCGCTGGAAATGTACGTAGATCTGCGGCTTTGGCTATGGGTTCATACGATGATCGTCAATATCTTGAGATGAAAAACGATCAAGAAGCTCTATATCATCATCGATGGGGATCTAACAATTCTTTTCATGCGATTGTAGGAATGGATTATACATGGCATGCAGATCAGAGCAAAAAGAATGGAGAGCCGGGATATATCTGGCTTGATAACGCTAGAACTAGAGGCAGGTTTAAAGATGGCGAGCGACTAGATGATATCAATGTTGCTGGTTTTAATCCGTGTGTTGAGCAGCAGCTTGAAGATGCCGAGTTGTGCTGCTTAGTTGAGACTTTCCCAGCAAAGCACGATTCTTATGAGGATTATCTTAAGACTCTTAAAATTGCATATTTATACGGAAAGACCATCACGCTCTCAAATACTCATTGGCCAGAGACAAACGCTAAAATGCTAAAGAATCGTCGTATTGGCTTATCGCAGTCCGGAGTTGTTCAGGCATTTTCTAAATTTGGAAGACGAGAACTATATAATTGGTGTGATAACGCATATGAGGCTGTGAAAGTTCTAGATGAGGAGTTCTCCAATTGGTTGTGTATTCCTAAGTCAATTCGAATGACTAGCATTAAGCCATCTGGCACTGTTTCGCTATTAAATGGGTCTACGCCAGGAATTCATTTTCCGGAGGATGAATATTATATTCGTAGAATTCGTTTCTCAAAAGACTCTGATCTTTTGCCAACTCTAGAAGAGGCCGGATATCCTATTGAGGATGATGCGTATTCTCCAAATACTAGCGTTGTGTCTTTTCCCGTCAAGGAATCTCACTATTATAAAGGTAAAAAAGATATTACAATGTGGGAACAGCTTGAAATTGCAGCGCAATACCAACATTTCTGGGCGGATAACTCTGTATCGATAACAGTAACTTTTCAGTCTCATGAAGAAAATCAAATTAAAAATGCGCTAGAAATGTATGAAACGCGCCTTAAAGCAGTTTCTTTTTTGCGTTTAAGTGAGACTGGGTATAAGCAGGCTCCTTATGAAGCAATTACAGAAGAAAAGTTTATTGAGATGAGTAATAAAATAATCCCTGTGCAGAGATTTGAAACAAATCAACAGGGAGCCGGTACAAAATTTTGTGATGGCGAATCATGTACAATTTAATAAGAGGTGAAAAGTGAAATTTGTTCCAGTTAACAGACATATACAAATTGAAATTATTGAGAAAGAAGATAATGATGGTACTGTCATTTTAATGCCACAGGGATATCAAAAAACAGAAGAAACTTACCAATTGGTTAATGTTTTGAGCGTTTCGGATACGGTGAGGATTATGGTGGTCCCTGGAGATAAAATATTTATTGACAGAAAGATGATTGAGGAAATAAAAACTGAAGAATTTGGGACGATTAGTTTGATTCTCGATAATTATGTTGTGGGGATAGTACCCAAAGGAAGTTAAACAAAATGAATAAAGATTTTTATAATAAATCATCAGCAACTCAGCTAGGCTGGGATCCAACTTGGTTTGGCGAGAAGCATTATGATGATAAGCTTGTAAGAGCCATCAAAAAGTTTCAAAAGCAGTATGGTTTGACAGCAGATGGACTATGTGGACCTTCCACATTCCGTCGTATTTGGACTGAGCGCCAAGCGGATATTGATGATTTTAGGCCGGTTAATAGGAAGTATTCCAATTATCTTGTTTATAATAGTAATTTTATTCCTATCGAATGGGATAAAGTAGTGTTATGGTCAGAAGAAGGGGGGCTTTCGGCAAAACCCGGAAATTATTATGATTATACTGGTCGAGCAAAGCGCAATATCCGACTTTTTGTAAATCACTGGGATGTTTGCTTGGACAGCACTCGCTGTAATGATGTTTTAAATAAGCGTGGAATTAGTGTACATTTTCTAATTGATAATGATGGCACCATTTTCCAAACTTTGGATATGCAGCACGGTGCATGGCATGGCTCTAGCGGGCGCGTCAATAGGGCTTCAGTCGGCGTAGAAATATCTAATGCCTATTACCCCAAGTATCAAAACTGGTACGAGAAAAGAGGCTTTGGTGAGCGCCCAACAATGAAGGATGTTGTTGTTCATGGTCAAAAACTACCTGAGTTTTTAGGTTTCTATGATGTTCAAATTCAAGCTGCTCAAGCACTCTGGAAAGCCATTGAATCCGCCACAGCAGTTGAATTTAAAGCGCCATTGGATAATAATGGTAATACTTCTACAAAATATGAACAAGACGTAGTTTATGGAAAATTTGCTGGTATCGTCAGTCATTATCACTGCTCTAAAAAGAAAATTGATTGTGGCGGAATGGATATTAAAGCACTTATAGAAGAAATCAAATAAAAAACTTGACATGCCTCCTGACCTATGATATATTTCATATGGATAGGAGGCATGTTTATGATTACTGATATTGTTGTTGGGTTGTCGTATGGCGACGAAGGCAAAGGAAAGGTGACTCACCACCTTTTAAAGAGTGGTGAGTACACACATTGTATTAGATTTAATGGAGGGTGCAACGCCGGTCATACCATTTATCACAATGGTAAAAAGTTTGTGACACACCACATTCCGGCTGGCGTGTTTTTTGGAGTTAGGTCAATTATTGGCAGTGGATGTGTTGTAAATCTTCAGCAATTTTATAAAGAAATAAAAATGCTTGAAGATGGTGGAATCAACACAGAGGACTTAATTTTTATTGCAAAAAATGCTCATATTATTACCAATGAACACTTAAATGAAGATGGCAAAGATACTAAGATCGGGACGACAAAGCAAGGCAATGGGCCAGCATATCGCGACAAATATGATCGAAATGGCATTACAGCCGGTGATCACCCTGATTTGATTAATAGTGACTATTTGGTTGACCTGTATGATGAGCTACATGGCAGAGATGCCCCTACGGTGCTCTGTGAGGGCGCTCAAGGCTTCGGATTGGATATTGATTGGGGTGACTACCCCTTTGTGACTTCGAGCCACTGTACGTCCGCTGGGGCGCTTCTAAATGGCATCCCACCACAGTCCATCCGGCGCATTTACGGAGTCGCTAAAGCATATGATACATATGTGGGTTCTAAGAGGTTTCATGGTCATGAAAATATTTTTAATGATATTCAAGGAATCGGAAAGGAATTTGGCGCTACAACCGGCAGACGCCGACAGTGTAACTGGCTGGATATCAAGAATCTACAGAGAGCCGTTGATATCAATGGTGTCACCGATTTAATTATCAATAAGGTTGATATTCTCAGAGAGGTCGATGTGTGGGGAATTAGAAGAGAAGCAGCCACACTAAAGTTTGATACTGAGCAGAGATGGAAGTCATATATTGAGAACAATTTTGATCTAGAAAACATGAATCTAATATTTTCAGAATCACCAGAGAGGATTTAATGAGTTATAATAAAAGAATAGAGCTTTATGGAGATAATTATGGAAGAGTTGATTATGTACAGCATGTCGGTAATGATCTCACTGTTGTTAATTCTGCTCGCGTATCATTTGGGAAAGAGAAGGCCGTTTTAGATGAAAAAGATAAAAGACTTATCAGATATCTTATTAAGCATAGGCACACTTCCACTTTGGAACATTGTTCTATTACATTCCGTTTTGTTGTACCTTTGTATGTGCGTAGCCAGCATCACCGCCACAGAACTTGGTCTTATAATGAAATTTCTAGAAGGTACACCGATGTAAACATCAAGTTCTACGAACCAGAAGAGTTCAGAACGCAACACAAGTCAAACCGACAGGCAAGCAACGCCGAAGAGTTGATCAATCCAATTCTTCCTAGACAGGCCGGCATAGATGTTGCAGCAGCTTGTGCAATGAGAATGCATCATAAACTTAGCTTGAAGTTTTTTAACAGCCTTATCGAAGCCGGCGTTTGCCGAGAACAAGCAAGAGGTGTACTGCCTCAAAATTTATATACGGAATATTATGGAACAGTTAATCTTAATAACTTACTTAAATTCATTGACTTACGAACGCACATGGGAGCACAATGGGAGATTGTAAAAGTCGCAAAAGCGTGTCTGGAAATTGCTACGGATTTATTTCCAGAGACTGTGGGGGCGTATCGTAAGATTAGGAGTGAGCAGTGATTTTGAAAACTTGCACGAAATGTAAAGAGCGAAAGCCGCATTCGGAGTTTCATAAGGACAACAGAGCTAAAGACGGGCTTCAAAGCTGGTGTAAAGGGTGTATTAAGCAAAACAAAGAGCAATATTACAAAGAAAACGTTGAAAAGATCAAGCAACAGCAAAAACAATACCGCAAAGAAAACGTTGAAAAGATCAAGCAACGCGAAAAGCAATACATCAAAAATCAACCAGCAACGGTTTATAAAATCGAGAATACCAAAACCGGACGGGTGTATATCGGGCAAACCACCCAGTGTAAGAAACGATGGCGCAATAACACGTCCGCCCTCCGCCGCAACAAGCACAGAAACCCCAAACTCCAAGAAGACTACTACAAATACGGACTAGACGTTTTCGAGTTTAAGATAATCAAGGAGTTTCCTTCCGATACAACATCCGATGTTCTTTTGAAGGAGGAGATAAAAATGATTACTGAGTATAACCAGCGCGGCGAGAATCTTTATAATATAATGGAGAACGAAGAATGAAGCTTAA